TAGCAACTCATCTAGCTTTTATCTCTTGTATAAATGTCATAGGGATCAGGTTTTATTTTGTTATTATATTTATTATTTAATAATTCAACAGCCTCTAATTGAGTTTTCTTTTTATCAAAATCTAATCTAGATTCATTAAATCGATTTTCATTTTTAGCTTTATACCATTCTAGTTCGTTTTTAGCTTGAATTTTTTCTCTTTCTATTTCTAGTTTATCAGCATTAAGTTTCTGAACTTGTTGTTGTAATCTCTTAGCTTCAGTAGATGTTTGTTGTAACTGTTGTTGTAATTGTTTAATCTCTTGAGTTAACTTTCCTAATTCATCATTTTCTTGTTTCTTTTTATCTAAAGAAGCTTTAACATCTTCTTTCATACGTGTCAAACTTTTAGCTGTAATTAGTTCTAGTAATGTCTCTGGATCTAATAAATTACCTTTAACAAGTTGTATACTTAATTCCTTAATCGTTTCTTGTTCTTTAACAATATCTGCACTGTCAGCAATATTAATATCAAAATCTGTTGTAGTATAATGTTCAGGTAAAGCAGTAAAGATTCGATTAAGTTTTTCACCTAAAATTAATGTGCCAGATATTCCATTCTTATATACAATCTTTGCAGTATTTAAAATATCAATTAGGATCTCTCGAGTTACTAAATCCATTACTTGATAATACTGTTTTGTAATATAAGTAGATTGCCTAACTCCAGTTTGCACATTAGCTACCGCATCTTTTTGTTCAATACCACCTAGCCTTTCTCTAAAAACTCCAGTGATCATTGAACATTGTTCTTCAATCCTTTGAATAGCTAAATCAATAGCTTGAATAGCTTCTAGTTTAATTGTATCATCGTAACCACCGAACGTTGTGTTAACCATTGGAGTGCCTTCTTGTGATGAATCAATTAAAGCTATGCCAGATTTTTTATAGGCTTTTCATTTCATCAATCTCTCTGTTACATCTGCCCCTAAAAATGCAGGTAAGTGAGCGACATCTAACCAGTCCCCAGTTGTGCCAGATTCAGAGATAATATTATCTCTATAGAAAGATAAGATATCATTTTTATCCTGCAGGTTAGCAGTCATTAATATAAGAGATAAAGGATCTCCATTTCGATCACTAAAGAAGATACCATTAACAGATAAAGCGCAGTTTAAAGGATCATCAATACTACGAACAACATTCTCAACTTTACCAGTAGGTAAATAAATATTAGTCCCTATTCTAGTACCTTCATATCTATTAACAATATACTCATCACCTTCTTTTTCAGTTTCTAATCACTCAACTTCGTAAACTGGAAAAACTCTAAAGGATTGAGAAGTGCTACGTTCAGATGGAAGTAACGGAGTAACTTCAAAGCCGCCCAAAATCCCATCTGAAACAGTATCACCAACCACATAATCATAACTTCTCAAATAAGTAGTAGCGGAGCCATCGATTGAATAATCACTTAATTTATCTAACTCAGATAAATCTTCCTCAGTTAAAAATTTACCATATTTAGCTAAAATCTGTTGTTTAGTTAAATAACTTCTAATCACAGCTCGTGATGAATCTTTTAAATATGGAGATGCAGGATTACGATCAACAAAAGTATTAATAGGATTTAATACTCTTAACGTTAAATTAGTTTGAGAAGGGGATGGACAAACTTTATAATAAACTGTTCCACTAACTAGTAAGTCAATTAGCATAATTTTTCTTTGATTAGCAAAGTCAATTGCTCGACTTTGCATTGCCCAATCAATAATATTTTGACCCGCAATTTCATATTCAGAAATAAAATTTCTGTCAATAGATTCATATAAGTCTGTTAACTGTTGTTGAATTGCTTTATCAGGTACTCCAGGTTGTCCTAAAATACTGGCATACAGTGTATTTCTTAAGTGAGTATTTAAGGCTTTTGCAATTTCACTGTTAATTTTATTTTGTTTATCTCTAAAAATATTTGAAAGAGTTTTACTATCTTTACAAGAAACTCTGGGAAGCACAGGTGTAGATAAGTATTCTCCAACTAAAACATCAATATGTTTTCTAGTTAAAGGTGTAAATTCTACTGAAGTAGGAGTTCCTATTCCATAGTTTTCTTCTAAATGCCTAAATTGTTCTGGATCACGTTTAGCATGATAATAATTATATGCTTTAATAATCTGAGTTTTTTCATATACTAACTCATTAATTGCAGTGTCAATTGTATCAAGAATATGTTTTTCTTTTTCCTTTTTACTTGAACCACTACTACTTCCAGTACCATTATTTCTATTTGAATCTCGATTTCTATACATTATTATAAGTATTAGTCTTTAACTGATGTTTGATTTCTCTATTATTCTTTTTCACGTAGTCTCGGTTTTCTATGCACAACATATGCTTCTTGTCGTACATAGTTTCTTTTTCTCAGTTCTTCATAAATAAAATTTAAGAAATCAGTATCATTATTACAGTCACAATTAATAGTGGTTGGAGACATATAACTTGGTATTCCAATTACAAAGGTATATCCTGGATTATTTAATATAACATCTATAAAGCCAACATAATTAGCGTTATATCAAGTTCTTATATAATCAAGAATCGCTTGAATTAATTCTTGTTTGCTCATGTCTTTCTTCTTCTGTTAATGGAATTGGTCCGTAATGTCTATAATTTTTTTCATCTTTTCATCACCCAATATCTCTGAACTTTTTTCCTTCTGATTCTCTTACTGTAGGAACTTTCAATGACAACTCTTCATCGCCTAATTCACACATTCCCATTGCAGCAACAATATCAAAATCTTTTTTCTTTTCATCAGAATAATTCAATAATTGAGTTAACATTTCAGGAAATGCAATTGTATGAGAATAATCTAAACAAAAATCATAAATAAGTTCTCTATAATGTTCAATAACTTTTAATGTAGCAGGAGCTCCATACATATGAGGATTACCCCTTGCAATATCTGACATCGTTGAACGAGGTCTTTTCATTAATAAATGAAGCCACTTTTGATTTCTAAAATAAGTTAAAATAGCAGTTCTAGTAGATTCTAAAACAGCCTGACATCCATAATACATTAATAACTTGGCTGCAGTTTCATAAGCTTCTCTTGGATCTTTAGGACGATCCTTATACATGGCGACATATTTTGGGTTTTCGAGTCCTAACACTCGTTTTTTAATTACAATACAGAATTCTGATGGATTTTTGTCTGTACCTGTTGAATCTGCAGTACCAATATCAATTGAGTCAATTCCACCTACATATAGATTTTTATATTGAGTACCTTCACCTGAAAGAACGGGATGTTCAAGAATAAGAATTTTTCCAGATGGATCTTCTCTTCATTTAACACCGTTAATTACATCATCCTCAGTTCGAGTTCATGTTAAATAACCAGCTTTTGGTAAAGTAACTGTTTTATAAACTTCAAGTTGTGCAGATTGCTCGGCTAATTCTTGACGAGGAAAAACATGACCTCCCTGTAATAATAAAGCTTCTTCAATTGTAAAACAATACTCTGCTTCATAAATTAATAATCCATTGGGGTCGTTAGTTTTTAATTTACGAATATTTTGATAATATTCTGTAGCTGCGTCTCTATCACACCATCCTCTTGAGTCAACTAAGTTAGCTTTTTTATCAGTTACAATTCGATAAGCAGGAATAAACATAGCTGTTAAGACATATTGCTTATCAGCTGTAAAATTATGTCTTACAGGTAATATATTAAAAGCAGAAGGATTGTTAACTAAATCTCTTAAGCCTTGTACATTTTCACCACTACTACCACCTGTACCCCAAGCAATTCGAGTTCCAACTCGATCACCTCCCATTACAGTAATAAGAGCTTCTCCTTGTAAGTATTTTTTCTTTAAGTCTGGATCAACACCAGCTTCTTCAAATAATAATCGTTCAACACGGTCACCCCTAATTTTATCGGCAGAGTCTGCAATTACACCTTCAACTTCAGACATATGTCCAAATTCATCACCTCTCTTATCTTTTTTAGATGCCCTCTTATGAAGATTAGTATTAATATTCATTCTAACCCTTTTAAATGCAGTTTCTGTTTCTGAATTTAAAAAGTTCATTTGATACCATATTTTTGCTAATATAGGATCCAGATGCCTTTTACTAGGTGCAGTAACTAAGACTCTATAATTAGGAAGCATTGTATAAGGACGTACACATAATGAAGCTCCTATTTCAGAGTAACCAAGACCACGGGCTTTTAATAAACCAGCATCTTTATGTAATAATTCACATAACTCTAAATAATGAAAGTATTCATATTGAAAGACGTAGAAAGTTGGGAAAGAAATACCTCGTCCCCCACCAGCTCTATCTGAGACATTATTTGTTTTTAAACGATAAAAGTTTAATCAAAAATAATTATCAGCTGTTAATGTATAACCATTTACGGTATAACCTTCAGTACATCTTCTTTTTTGTTCAATCCAATAAGCTCTATGGGCATGACTACCAATAGGTAAGTTAGTATACCTTCCAGTAGCAAGTTTAGTTAATGCAGGTTCTCTAAATCAATCAGGATTAAAATCTAACCCTTGAGTTTTATTAATCGGTCTATACTTTGATAAATAATATGATTTTTCTATGTCAAAATATTCTATTGGATCATTAGGACCAAAATCTCATTGTATACCATCAATTATTTCCATTTTTTTAATTTATTAGCATTAATCAAACATTCCACCTTCAATATCCCCTCTTAAACCAGAAGAAATATCAATATCTTTTTTTACTTGATTTTCAAGTTCTTTTAAAGCAACAAGTAAATCTTTACTACCTTTAATTTCTGCAATTAAATCTTTATTTTTAAAGATTGGTTTACCCGTCTCATCGCGTTCTTGTAAATCTACATTATTTAAATAATAAGTAACTTTACTTACCGCATTTTGAGCTGCTTTTAATAATTGAAGAGCAGGATTTGATTCTTGTATTTCTTGATACTTACGACATGCAGCTCTAAAAGTTTCATCATTAAATTCCTCAGGAGTAAGCCCAGAATCTAATAATGCTTCCTCGTGTCGAGTTTGTTCTGGTAGTGAGAAATAAACACTTTTCCAATCGAAAAATAAGTATATATATTTAAGTTCTTTAAATGCTAATAGTCTTTTTTTACCTGTTTTATCTTCAGGTGTAATATTTCTTTTTGTATCTAATAAAGCACTAAACTCTCGCACAATTAAAATATGTGCGTCATCAATTTCTATATTACCACTAACCTTATCATATTGAAAAAAATCCATTGTTTATTTTATTTATTTCGACTTAGATTTACTTCTTAACTTAGCCTTTGCTATTCTACTTTTCTTTATAACATGTGATTCTTTTTCTTGTTCCTGATTTGATGCTGAGTTTTCTGTAGGGCTACCTCCACCTTTGAGGTGTCTAACATCAATATGTTTACCCTTCCATTCTTTACGAGCAGCCTTTAACACTTCTCTGGGTGTATTGAGTATTTTGCCTGTAACTGGACTCTTAGGACCATAGCCATCAGAATACATATTCATTACACTATATTTAACTATAGTATCATCGGCAGTCACTGGAGGAGTTTTTACTTTAGTTCCTTCTGCTACCTTTTTTACTTCAGGTTCATCTTTAACATGTTTATTTATAACATGCTTACTTTCTTGAAGTTTCTTCAGTTTAGCACCTTTTTTAGCAGATATACTTGACTCCTTATTTTGATCCTCCTGAGTTTCAGCATTATATTGTTTTGATAAGGTATCCCAATCCTCATCACTTAATTCGGCTGCAGCTGTTATAATTTGTTTTATATCTTCGGGATTGTCTTGTATTGTATCAATCCATTCATCTATTGATTCAGCTTTACCATATTTATCTGGATCCAATTGTTTAGAATATAGATATGCAAAGTATGGAAATAGTTTATCCTTTTCTTCGTTTGTCATAATAATTAATCTTAATTAGTAAAAATTATATTTTTTGAAGATCTTTAGTATTGAAGACATGTTCTTGAACTTCTCCAGTTGTTGTAAATCACTTACATAAAATACCTTGAAATACTTCAGTTGCTGTATTATCAATACGAACAGTTCTTTTAACTTTTCGCACAACTATCATTGTTGGTCTATTTGGTATATCTTGCCGGAGAGTAACTACATCTCCGGGCAAGAAAAATTGTTTTATATCATTCATTTCCATTATTTTAAATTAGTTTTTATTTCATCAAAACGATCTTTTAGCCCTTGATTTAATATACAAAGAATTTGAGGTTCAGTAGTTAATCTATAACCTAGAGACATAAAAGGAATAGGATAGACAGTTCGTGTATCATAATAAATGTCATCACCCGGTCTGATGTATTTAACTTCTGGACCTACTTCAATTACTTTAGCACACCCTACTAATTCTTTTAAGTTATCTTTTTCTCCTGAGTCAGGATTTAAGAATTCGCCTGTATAATCAACAATTAATTTTCCTTGAACTAATTTTCGATATGGATTAACTGG